AAGCAGGCGCTGGGCGGCAGAAAGCTCCAGCTGCCGGTGGCCGTGGACATCGAGGACACGCTTCAGGCGGCCCTGAGCAAGTCCGCCCTGACTGACATCGTGGCCCACTGCCTGAGCGTTGTGGAGAACTGGGGCGTGTACGCCATGCTGTACACCGGCCTGAACTTCGGGCAGACTAATTTGTACATGGGCGGCGCGGCCCTCAAGCCCTACGACGTGTGGCTGGCGGCCTACCGCACCAAGAAGCCCGCCCCCGGCTGGCCCTTTGGGATGTGGCAGTACACCAGCAGCGGCAAAGTCCCCGGCATCGCCAAGGGCGCAGACCTGAGCGTGGCCTACAAGGACTATGCTGCCATCACCCAGCGGGCCGGGCTGACGAAAGTGAAAGGAGAATGACAATGAAAAATGAGATTTGTGCGGCCATCGGCATTGTGGGCGGGGCCATTGCCAGCCTGCTGGGCGGCTGGGACACGGCGCTGCAGACGCTTATCATCTTTATGGCGATCGACTACATCACCGGCCTGATCGTGGCGGGGGTGTTCCACACCAGTCCCAAGACCAAAACTGGCACCCTTGAGAGCCGGGCAGGCTGGAAGGGCCTGTGCCGCAAGGGTGTGAGCCTGCTGGTGGTACTGGTGGCCTGCAGGCTGGATGCTGTCATCAGGTCGAACTTTATTCGGGACACCGTTGTCATTGCGTTTGTATGCAATGAGACTATCAGTATCGTGGAGAATGCCGGACTGATGGGTGTGCCCATCCCGGCGGCGCTGACTCGTGCTGTGGACGTACTGAAGCAGCGGGCGGAAGAAAAGAACGGCAGCTGACAACAGCCCCGGGGAGCCTGATGGTTCCTCGGGGCTGAGTTTGTGTTTTCGACTTCTTTCGACGAAAGGCGTAGCATGATGGGCGAAAGGATGTGTTAGAATGACTAATACACAATTTGACCACTTGTTGTGCCCGCTGGGTATCATTCGCACAAAGAATGATTATTATACTCTCCGGCAGTGTATGACGCTGATTTGCACCAGGCCTGACCGGTTGCGAGCCTTGCAGAAGGAAGTTTATCTGCCTGTGGCGGAAGCTTCTGGTCATGCTTGGAGGGCTGTGGAGAGCGCTGTTCGCAGGACGGCAAAGCTGGTATGGAAAACTGACCTGGAAAAGTGCAGGTGTTGGCGGGATACCCGCTGGATCATCGGCCAACGGCGGGACAGTTTTGGAGATGCTGTATAATGCGGCGGATACTATGTACGAGAAAAAGTAAGATTTGAAAGAAGTATGTAGAAAGAATTGGGGGTGGCGTAAAGGGAAAAATTGTTCGAGTGAGAATGTGTCAGGTGGACCAAACAAAAATAATCCGAACTTGTTTCCGATAGGAGATGGGTTCGGATTATTTGTTTTCTTCGGAAAATTAGCGTTTGCGAAGCAATGAAAGCCCCAGTGGGTTTTTAAGCAACTGGAACGGCATTTCTTATTTTTCGATATTCGGCATCTTCTGTCCCCGCAGCTCCTGCCGGATGGCACGGAACTGCTCCGGCACATCCGCATCGGTCATTGCACCGGGGACATCCACTGTCCCAGCGGCTTTGGCGGCTTCATAGAACCAGCATTTATACTCCACGGTCTCCAGCGTATGCTGTAACTGCTGGATCTGCTGGGTGAGCACCTCCCGCTGATGCCGGAACATTTCCAGCCGGGTGTCAATGGTGTCGTCTCCCTGCATGGAAAGCTCAATATACTGCCGGATATCCTTGATGGACATTCCGGCTTTTTTCATGCAGCGGATGACCTGCAGCCACTCGAAGTCGTTTTCCCGGAACATCCGAATGCCGCCGGAGGAACGCTCCACAAAGGGAAGTAACCCTTCTTTGTCGTAGTAGCGCAGGGTGGAGGCAGGTACGCCCAGCTTTTGTGCCATTTCACCTACGGTATAGATCATCTGAAACCTCCGTTTTTTCAAAAAGCCCTTGACTTAAAGTGCGCTTTAAGTTGTATGATAAAATCAAACTTTATCAACATCATAATGCGGATGCACTCCGCTGTCAAGGAGGTTCCTATGAGCAAGAAGGTATTGATTTTGTCTGGCAGTCCCCGGAAGGGCGGCAACTCTGATATTCTATGCGACGAATTTCTGCGTGGAGCGCAGGATGCCGGGCACAAAGCAGAAAAGATCCGGGTCGCAGAGAAAAAGGTGGCTCCCTGTTCCGGCTGCTACTACTGCAGCACCCACGGCGGAGCCTGCGTCCACAAGGATGATATGGCAGACATCCTGCAAAAGATGATCGATGCCGATGTCATTGTGCTGGCAAGCCCGGTATACTTCTACTCCATCAGTGCCCAGTTGAAGGCAGTGATCGACCGTACCGTGGCACGGTGGCTTGAGGTCAAAGACAAGGAATTCTACTACATCACCACCATGGCAGACGAGGAAAAAGCCTCTGCGGACACTACGCTGACCTGCTTCCGGGGCTATGCAGACTGTGTGGAAGGTGCCGTGGAAAAGGGAGTCCTTGTAGCAGGTGGTGTTTACGAGCCGGGTGCGGTGCGAAACACCTCTGCAATGGCACAGGCTTACGAGATGGGGAGGAACGTATAATGGCAGTAAAACAAACCGCAGGGCGTGATGCTCTGGGCGAATTTGCACCAAAATTTGCAGAACTCAACGATGAGGTACTATTCGGGCAGGTGTGGAGCCGAGAGGATAAACTCTCCCTCCGGGACCGCAGCCTTGTGACGGTGGTGGCACTGATGGCGCAGGGACTGACGGACTCCTCGTTTCGGTATCACCTGACGACAGCAAAAAACAACGGTATTACCCGGACTGAGATTGCAGAGATCCTGACCCATGCGGCGTTTTATGTAGGTTGGCCCAAGGCGTGGGCGGCCTTCCGTATGGCCAAGGAAGTCTGGGCAGAGGACGCTGCAGAGGATGCCAAGGCAAAGCACCAGAGTGAAATGGTGTTCCCCATCGGCGCATCCAACGACGGTTTTGCACAATATTTCAGCGGAAAAAGCTATCTGGCCCCCCTGTCCACCGCACAGGTTGGCATTTACAACGTCACCTTTGAGCCGGGCTGCCGGAACAACTGGCACATCCACCATGCCGCAAAGGGCGGTGGGCAGATCCTTATCTGCGTGGCAGGCCGGGGCTACTATCAGGAATGGGGCAAAGCGCCGCAGGAGCTGCATCCGGGCGATGTGGTGAACATTCCCCCGGAGGTCAAGCACTGGCACGGTGCTGCACCCGATTGCTGGTTCTCTCATCTGGCAGTGGAAGTGCCCGGCGAAGGCACCTCTAACGAGTGGTGCGAGCCGGTGCCGGAAGAAACCTATAAGGAGTTGCGGTGATGCGGTTTGATGTACACCCAACCACGATGAAACAAAAACAGGGTGCGCCCCTGAATAGGACGCACCCTGCCAAAGACCACAGAC